CTCGAACACTAGGAACTGGTAGAACTGGGACAGCTGGTCCAGTATGTCCCGCTCCGTGGAGTCGTTGGCGATGTACATGCCGCGCACCAGGGCGCCCGGCCCGTACAGGCCCTCAACGTCGTACTGCGAGGACGACAGGCCGACGCGCTGGCAGATGCTCGCCACCAGCCTTGCGAGGACCGCGCTGTCGATGCGGCCCGACAGCCAGTGGCCCAGCTCCCAGTTGAGCCCATCAGACCACACCGAGGTCATGGCCGGGTATGCGGGGAATGGCCTCGCGTCCCAGGTCCACACGAACATGTTGCTGATGCTGAGCATCTTGTCGCCGTACACCGTGGAGGTCGGCGAGTTGTCGCGCCAGTACTGCAGCTTGCACTCTAGGTACATGCGCTGGGCGAGGTCGTCCCTCAGCCCGTTGCTGTAGTAGGGGAAGTGGCTCTCCGAGGACTTCGGGTCCACGAATACGTTGGGCTGGTTCGGCCCCTTGTCGACCGCGGGGCACCCGAACTCCGTCAGCCAGACTGGCTTGGACTGAGCCGTCCAGGACGTCGCCGACGCGTTCCTGACCCCACCGGGGCGGCTGCGGTGCACGCTGGACCACCAGTTGCGAATGTCCTTCTGGCGGAACACCCAGTGCTCGCCGTAGGCCGTGTCGTTTATGGTCGTGCGGGTCTGCGTGTCGCGGTCCCCGCCCGACGCGTAGTACCAGTCGTACAGCTCGCCGCCCTCGACGCTGCCCTTGAGGTACGAGCGGTCATAGGTCGACACGGGGCCGGTCGTGGAGTTGTAGTCCAGGTGGGTGGTGCCATCGCGCCAGTCGGCCAGCGGCATGTAGTCGTCTATGCCCACGAAGTCGCACACGGCCCAGAGCGGGTCCATGTTGAAGATGACGTCGTTGGTGCCGTCTACCGGCCGGTGCGAGTGGTACTCCGTCCAGTCGGCCGCGTAGCCCACCTTGATGGAGCTCATGCCGGCGGCCGAGAAGATGGCCCTGACGTCCGCGAGCAGCGTGACCAGGGCGTTGACCGCGGGGTAGGTGCCGTCGCCGGGCGTGGACCTGACCGTGGTCAGCCCGACCAGCTCGGACCCTATGATGAATGAGTCCACGCCGCCGGCGGTCACCACCAGGTTGGCGTAGTGCAGGACCATCCGGCGGTAGCCCTCGGTCCTGGTGAAGAAGGTGTTAACCTGCGTCGCCGCCGAGGACGTCTTGTCCGGCGAGCCCGTGTAGCCGGCCGCGGGGCTGCAGGTTATGCGGCCGCGCCACGGGAACGCCGGCTGGCCGGTCGTCGACGCCCCGTTGCTGTACGGGTCGGGCAGGGTGTTGGTGCCGGGTATGTCCATCAGGATGAACGGGTAGAATGACACCCGCTTGCCCGCATTCTTCATGTACTGGATGAACTGGACCACCGTGTCGTCTGAGGGCGTCCCGCCGAACACCGGGCGGTTCTGCGAGTCCCTGGACACCAGCTGCGCCGTGCCGCGCACGTAGGACTCGACTGCCCAGTCGGCAGGCTTGAGTGACCTGGTGTGGTCCTCCACCTTGGGCACTATGGTGCACTGGTCTGCGCGCAGGTCGTCGCCGAACCAGGCCACGACCAGCGACACGGCCTCGAGGCTCGTCTGGAACGTGTTCAGCTGGTCGAAGGCCACCTCTGCGTCGGGGCGCCGGAAGTTGTTGTGGAGGTTCTGCGTGGACGCGCCACCGCCCGACGTGTCCCAGTACGGGACTGTGCCGTAGGCCACCTCGCCAGTGGACGGTATCATCTGGAAGGCCCGGCCGAGGTTGGACAGGTCGTCGGGGTCCGTGGTGTCGAGCGGGACGATGACCTCGGCGGTCACCTGCGGCATGCGGTTGCCGAAGTCTGCCAGCGGCATGTCCTCGAAGACCAAGTACGCCACGCCGCGGTAGGCCGGCGTGACCGTGGCCCCCTCGATCGCCTGTATGAGCGAGTCGGGCGACTGGGACTCGGAGCCCGAGTACCACCTGAAGTTGTACTTGGACAGGTCGGTCTCCGTGCCGTCTATCCACACCCTCCCGAGCTGCGTGTGCCGGTTGCCCTCGCAGAAGGCAATGGCGAACGACATGGAGTACAGGTAGTTGACCGTCCAGGTGGTCTGCGTGCCGCCCCCTCCACCGCCCTTGCCGCCGCTGCTCGGGGCCTGCTGCTGGGTCTCGGTTACGTTGGGGGTCTCCTTGAACTGCGTCGCCCATATGACCTGCCCGCCTATGCGGGCGCGGCCGACCACGCGCGGCAGCATCGACCCCTCGGAGGAGTTGGTGACGCTGAGCTCCAGCAGGCGGGGCCCTACGGTGACAGTGCTGGTCGACGACGAGGGCGTGAGGGCGGACATGGCCGCCCTGTCGACGAGGCCCCCGACGAGTGCCCCCACGGCGCCGCCTATGGGCCCGCCGATGGCGGTGCCGATCGCTCCCAGTACGTAGGTTGCCAAGGGCTACTCCCGGTCGATGCCGGGGAAGGAGAACACCCCGACGACCCTCTTGGCCCATATCCCTATGCTAGTTTCGGTGACCCCGACGCCGGTGTACGAGTGCACCATGGAGTCCGGGCCCGTGACCACGGCGCAGTGCTTCGCCACGGCGTCCGGGCGCGGCCTGAATAGGAGGACGTCGCCGGGCAGCCAGACGGCGTTCCGGAGCACGAGGCCCTTGTGCACGGAGGCCACCTCCACTAGGTGCCTGCGCGCCGCGCCGAGCATGAGCTCCTCTGCGCTGTAGTCGCCCCAGGTGGGCGTGTAGGGAGGGGGCTGCTCGGGCTCGCTGCCGTACAGCTCCCTGTACACGCCGCGGATCATGCCCAGGCAGTCACAGCCTGCGCCCCTGACGGCGGCCTGGTGGTGGTAGGGCGTGCCCACCCAGTTGCGGGCCGTGGCCACTATCAGGTCCCTGGTGACCATGCCGCCCTCCTACTTGCTGCTGCGGGTCGTGGTGTAGGACTGTCCCTGGTTGCTGGCTGTCGGGTCGACGTTCTTCATGACGACATCGTTGCCCGGTATGCGGTTGAAGCCGCGGAAGTTGGCGATGTTGTTGAAGCGGGCATAGCACATGTCGGAGGTCTTGTCGCAGCCCGCGGTGACGTCGAAGGTCCAGCCGGCGGTTAGGTCGAAGGCCGGCCGCTCCCACAGCTCCAGGTACACGTTGCCCGAGCCGTCGACGTAGTGGCTCTTGACCTCGTAGCTCACCCCGCTGTTGGAGCCGCTCGTGAACTTCAGCACGCCCCGGCTGAACAGCCCGGACGCGAACGAGCCCAGGCCGGATGCCCTGAGGACGCGCGGCGCAACACCTGCGGCCACGGTGCCGCTGCCCTTGAAGCCGCCGGTGAGGCTGACGCCGCACCGGGAGTCGCCCACCACCGCGTCGCAGGTGCGCTGCAGGAAGCGGCTCGTGTCCTGCCCTAGGCGGCACGAGAGGCCCCTCAGCTCGGCCGAGAACGCCACGCCGGTCCGCTTTGCCTCGCCGGTGTAGCCTGTCATCTCGACGACGTACTGGGTGACGTCCGCCCAGTTGACCCAGAACAGCTCGACGTAGGCGTCGTCGTACTTGCCTGCAGCCAGGTCGTCCTCGTTCAGGCTGTCGCTGGACAGCGCCCCCTGCATCTCGAGGTTGTCGACGGCCGTGCCCAGCGTCCTCTGGATGGTCGTGGCGGTGAAGCCCGTGCTGGCCTCGAAGGTGGTGCCGAGCAGCGTGAGCGGGGCGTCGTGGTCGGTGAAGCCCTGCACCACGCCGTCGGCGCGCGTGACACGCCAGCAGCGGCACATGGTCGTGGCCCCGCCGTCGAGGTGCGCCTGGAGTGGGGAGGGTATGGTGCGGCTCACACCCTTATCTCCCTGATGCCGACGGAGGGCACGGAGCCGTGCTGGAATGCGTCTATGGACAGCACCAGCTGCGCAGCGTCGAAGCGCACGGGGACGTCGAACTCGTACCCCGCGGTCACGCTGACCCCGCCGCCCGGGGCGGATACGAAGGTGACGATGCCGGTGGTCGTATCCACCGTCCAGCCGGACGCCTGGTTGACCCCGTTCAGACCGACCAGCACAGAGCCCGACACGGGCTTCTTGATGGCGCGCGCCCAGCCGTAGGCCCCGCTCTGGTAGGTCTTCGTCAGCTGGAACGTCAGGGTGGCCCCGTCGCCGGTGCCTATGGCCTGGTCGTCGAAGCGCGGGGTCTTGGCCGTGGAGCACGACCGGTAGTCGGTCCAGTCCTTCCAGCGGAAGCCGTACAGCTGCCCGTACCGCGCCTCCCAGAATGATATGAGGTCGTGCAGGTCATCGACGCTGCGCAGGCCCAGGCCAGCGTCGTACGTGCGCAGCGAGTTGGACTGCGCCGTGTTGCGCTGCTCGTACCCGGACACCAGGGTGACGATGTCCGTCACGCGCTGGGGCCCGCCGGTCGAGCCCTTGCTGATGTCCGTCGGGAACTGCACCTCGTGGAAGGCAGGCATCAGAGGTTCCTGTTGGCCTTGGCCAGGACCCTGGCCATGCTGGCGGCGATCTGGGACTGGGACATCCTGAACGAGTTGGCGTCGGGCGTCTGTATATTGAATGTTACGTTCATGGCTGGAGCGGCGCCGCTGTCCGAGCCGGGGCCACTGACCGTCACCTGCTCGCCGGGCGACGCCCTGAATGCCACCATCTGGCTGTCCACGCCGCCGCCGCTGACGTAATCCCCGCTGCCTGCCGCGCCGACCACGAATGACCCGCCGTACGCGTGGGCCGGGATGCCCTGGAACAGGCTGCCGATCCCACTGAACAGCCCGCCGAGGTTGAGGCCCCCGCCACCGGAGCCCCCCGGCAGTAGGCCACCTAGCAGGCTCTGCAGGGTGTTCGTCAGCGGCTTCTCGATGAAGGACTGGAAGGCCAACCGCGAGACGTCGGCTATGAGCGAGGATATGAGGTCCTTGAACTGCACCTTGCCCGTCTGCACGAACTGGACGAACGCGTCCTCGGCGCCCTTGAAGGTGCGCTGCAGCACGTCGCCCAGGAGCTTGGACTGTTCCTGCAGCTCCTGCTCCGCCTGTATCTGCTTCTTCAGCTCGTCCGTCTCTAGAGGGCTGAGGAGCAGGCCCGCCTTGCGCAGCTTGTCGATGTCGGTGCGCAGGGTCTTCTCCACCGTCCGGTCCTCATTGCCGAGCCGGAGCAGGTCGTCCTCCTCCTTCATGCTCTTCTCGAGCTTGCCGAGGGGATCGATCTGGTCTGACAGGTGCTCCTGCAGTGCGGCGAGCAGCTGGTTGCGCCTGGTGAGTGTTATGAGCCCGCCCTCGTAGGCCTTGTCCAGGGTGATAGTGCCCTCGCGCAGCTTCTCGGTGGCGCCGATCATCGGGTCCAGCGTCTTGAGCAGGCTGTTGAAGTTGTCGGCCAGCGCGCCGCCCGCGGTGCCGTGCGGGCCGTAGCCGCCGGCCGGACCGCCGGAGGACGGTGCCGGCAGGCCGACGGACCCCGTTAGCACGGAGGTCGAGCTCTCGGCCTTCTTGCGGGCCTCGGCTATGCGGTCGGCCGTGGCCGAGATTTGCCCCAGCGTGGTGGTGTACCCGGCAGCCAGCTGGTCGACCTGGGATTTGCCGGACGCCATGCCCTCGGCGAAGGCCTTGGACACGCTCGCGCCGAGGTCGGAGGCGCCGGAGCCAACCTTGGACTTCCAGGACGACAAGTCCACGGCCTGCGAGGCCTTGTTCAGCGCGTCCTGCGTGGCCGCGTTCGCCGTGCTGATGAACAGGCCGAAGACGCTGTGCAGGGCGCCCGCTATGGCATTGAGGCCCCCCTGCACGATGTCTATGGCGCCGTTGAGCGCCTCCCTGAAAATGTCGGCGAAGGTCGCGGG